TAGTCTCTGTATCTGACAATTTAATCACTCGTTTGCCGGAACCATCTCTAACATTTACAGAGCTTTTATCATTAATGTTTACGACTAAGTTTTCCATACTAACAAACTCATGAACAGTCATGCCATGTGCGGTATAGATTGTAACAAGTCTGCTAAGAATAAATGCAGCGGTCCACTCACGATAGTTGGTGAACTCACCAGACATATAAGAGCCACGCCAATCGCCCATAATATCTACGGCGGTCTGGCTTGAAAGGTTGAACGCCATCAGATGAGATGTCTCTGGTGTGTATATAAAATCTACAGAATATTTGGGATCAGGAAAATAATAATCTAGTGTAGATGCCCTAATGTCTTTCACGGTGGCGCACATAGGGTCAAGCCATAATAGCCAGCAACCCTGATTGTTAAAACCACACTCTGTAATAGCAAACACCTCTGGCCCTGATGACAGTGCGTCAAGCAATTCTGTGTATTGCACCACACCATTCTCAGTGCCATTGTGGTCTTGGTTTTCTTCTACAAAAGTATTGTATTCTTCAATATCTTCTAACTTGTGGTAGTGAATGTTCTTGGCTTCAGGCAGAGAGTAGTTGCTAATATCAAGATTATAATAGTAGCAGTGAAACTCTATGTTAGGTTGCCAGTTTTCTTTGAACTCATTAAGAAGTTTAAAGCCATTCTTTTTTAGCTTCTTCTCGTCAAAGCATGTTACAATTTTATACGTCATAGGGTTTGATAATTCCTTTTCCGGCAAGATAGGTATAATCTCCGTTCCACTCAGAGGCGTATCTTCCGTCAATGTCTCTTGAACATTTCCATTCTCTGAACCACGGTCCTCCTGTAGTGAAGTGTACATTCTTTGCCTCTACCTCCTCTGGTGAGTGGCCGTCAAGCCAATTCCATTCCTGATGTATGGTTCCGATGTCACCCTCTTTATCCGGCAACCACTGGAAACCGTGCAGCCATGAGCCTGTCTGCGTGTTAACCTCAAGCGGCGTCAGTCTCTTATTAAGTTCATGACCACAGTTCCAAAGAATAAGACTTGACCAGTTCTTACGGCGATACGTCTCCTGCTTGCGTCCATCCATCTTATATTCTTCGGTGGGTTCATACTGATGTTTAACACAGTACAATGGATAATAATCCATTTTGTATTCTTCAAATAAATCATTGATGTCTGTGCGAAGATACATGTCGCAATCCATATATAAAGCCCAGCCCTGATACATATTCAAAGCCGGAACAAGAAAGCGTGTAAAACTAAAGTCTGTAGAGAAGGGCTTTCCATCTATGTCATCAATCATCTGCCCATCTTTAACGGTGTGCTTACGATTGTACAAACCCATGCGCTCCACAACGTCTTTGCGAATTGGTTTAACATCTACGTTTTCAACAGCAATACGTTCGATAGTAAACTTTAGTACTTCATAAGCTACATCCTCTCTTGGATCATAGCCAATATAAACTGTGTTAGGTGCTTTTCTCATTAAGTTTCCTTCTTGTTTTCCGCACAAATAATATTCTTAACAACTCCGTGCTTTCCTATTTGTTTAAAAAAGTTAAGGGCAAACTTCTCTAAATTTACATGATGTTTATCAACGTAAGAAAAACAAGAAGATAAAGAATTAAATAGTATTATCTTATTAGTCATGTCATGTATTACTACTGCATCTCCTCCCTTATAATAGGAGGGGTCAGAGAAAAACATTGTTATTAGAATAAGATATTTCATATTATATTCCTATGTAAAATGGGGGAGCAAACGCTACGCACTCCCCCAAGTTTCGTTACAGGCTGTAAATCTTTTCTTTCTTGTCTTCAGGTACTACCTTTTGAAGCTTGATGGTAAGCAAACCATCTTTAAAAGAAACATCATCTACAACCACGTCTTCGGCAAGAGTAAAAGACTTTGAAAAAGGTCGCTTCGCTATGCCTTTATGTACGATCTTTTCGTCGTCCTCTTCTTCGGCTTTCCTGCCGCTGATAGTTAGCTTGCTGTATTCTGTTTTTACTTCCAACTCTTCTTTGGTGAACCCAGCAGTGGCTAACTCAATCGTATATTTTCCATCACTATCTTCAACTAAATTATGAGGTGGGTAGGCATTGTAAAGATAACCACCTACTTGATTCTTCATCTTTAGCATATCTCTAAAGAGTTGCTCATGTCCCACAGTCCAAGAACAGAACTTGGAAAAGAAGGGATCGTCACTCACTGTCATATATGCATTCATATCATTTCTCCTTATAGCAAGTTGATATTGTGTGACCCATTATTGGCATCACATATATATTATAATACATAAAGTGGCTTTTGTCAAGAACTTTTTTTACACTCCACAAGAACCACCATGACCTGTAATATCACAGATGTCATGTGTCTCTAACCCTTCCTCAAACTCTTCACCAAGCTTTTCTACAGCTTCAGAATGCGGCACCGAAGAAAGAGGCTGTCCTCCCCTACATCCGTCAGGGTACACCGTGAAACCTCGCAACCTGTGAGCATAAGAAGCAAGAGTATTAGTAAACTCATCAACTGTATCTTCATTGTTAAGCTTACTCCCCCACTTAGGCAGATTAATAGTACTACTAATAGACATGTCAACGTAGTCCTGCACGTCTGCCTGAAACTTCATGCGCCTTTTATAGTCCTCTGCAAGATCAAGAGCAGACTCAATCTTATTAGGATCAATGCCATACAGGTCAATGATCTCCTGCGCCGCACTGTCTACCACATACTGATAGTGCCAGCGATTACCACCTTTGAGATACCTGCGCTTGTAGGCAACTGCAAAGATAGGCTCAACGCCAGTAGAGGTGCCAGCTAGAATGCCTATTGAACCGGTAGGAGCAATGGCACGATTTGCGATAGGAGTACTACAGCCAAGAGTAGCACTAAAGCTGGCGCTAACGTGATCACTAACTCCTTTATATACTGACAACCACTTGTGAAGTCCTTCGGTAACTTCATACTTTTGTCCTCCTTTTATAAGCCATTCGTGCATACCCATAAGACCAAGACCAAGCCTACGATTTTTCTCTCTTGTCTTATAGACTTTATCATATGGCAGCTTGGCTCTGAGTGTGCCGCATAGAAGGAACTTGGTGGCAAGTTCTACTACATCTGCAAACTCTTTTAGATCGTCAATGCGCCCCATATTAATAGAACCAAGATTACAAACATCAGAATCATCTTCAGATGTAACCTCCGTACAAGCGTTCCGTAACGTCTCATTTTCCTTCTCGAAGAAATTGAACGAGAACCCCGGTTCGGCGGTCGATAAGGCTTGTCTAACATTCTGCTTAAAAGTACTCCCAACATCTCCTGTCTTCCAGTAGTTAAGTAACCATTCAGTATCATAGTTCACGCTAATATTTGTCATATCTAGCGGAGCATTAAAGTTAAAGTCTTGTTCTTTGATCTGACCAATGGTGAAACCTGTCTCACCTACAGGCATATCATACCAGTTCTTACTGGCTAGAAACTTATCAACATCAGCATGTTTCCAATTAAGACTAGCATAGATGGCAGACCTACGACTGCCACCCTGCATAACACGGCGACCAATCTCATTGATCATCTGCATCTTTGGTATAGGACCAGAAGCAAGACCACCAGTGCCGTTGAGTATCCGCCCCTCTTCACGATAGACAGAGTAATCAATACCAATACCACCACCTGTCATCAGGCAGGATTCAGACTTCCAAGAAATGTTAGCCCAATCTTCTCTGGTGTCTTCCTCCGCTTTAAGAAGATAGCAGTTGTTAAAAAACTTGTTATCACGCCCAGCATAATAAAGATAACGACCACCGGGAATAAACTTCAGGTCAGTGATCATACGCTTCAGTTCGTCCTTATCATCCTTTGGCAGATAGTCCTGACACACATCGTCTACCAGTGTGGTAGCCAGTGCATCCCATGTTTCACACCCATGATGGGCGTACTTGTGTTTGAATATGTCTTCGCTAAACTTAGAGCGAAACATTGGGTTTTCGTTAGAACGAAATTGTGGCATAGCTTTGTTCCCTTTCTAATTATCGTATTCCATTTCCAATATGAGTTGGGCATAGTGGATTGCTTTTTCGATATCCTTTCTCCCCTCTCCCTTAGTGCGGTGTCGAGTGATGTATTTTATCACATTACCCTCCAGATAGTCAAGCTCATTGGCGTGAATATATTCAACTGGTTGTATCTTACATCCCTTGTAGTGTTGTCCTCCCACCTGTTGTTCTAATGCCTTTTCTTCTTTCATGCGCCTAAGATAGTAATCATAGTTACGCTCTCCCTTTGGATAATTTGGTTCGTCATAGGAATGAGTTAAGCTTTCTTCTGATTTCATTTACGTTCTCCGATGTTACAGCCTTGAGTGCAAAGTTTCTAACAGTGTCTGGCTCTAGTCCAGCCAGATGGCAGGTGCTTTCAAAGTTCTCACACGTCACACCAACAGAAGCAAACACCCAAGCTGATGCCTGATCTCTTTGAAGGGCAGTCTCATTAGTTTCATTAGGTTCTTTGGGCTTACTCATATCAAGCAGAGCCTGAAGTATAATAGCCAGATTAAGAGTTCTATCCGGGTTCTTCTCTGTTAGATCATAGAGGCTATCAAAATCTAGTACGTCACTCATCTTCCACCTCCTGAACCGGGCGATAAAATTTCCCGCCCACATAGTTATTGTAGTAGGCGGGTTCGTCCGTACCTTCTAACTTAGCCGTAAGAACTTTATAGATCATCTGAAAATAACATTCATAGTACCGAAGGCTCCTCTTGTTTTTGTATTCGCCTATAACTTGGAATCGAAAGTGTTTCTTGCCAAGCTTCTTTATATCTTCGTTTAGATATTTACTAGAGCCTGTATATGTACGCCAGTTAGATTCTACTTTCTTACCTTTACGTGTTACATAGTATTGTTTACAACCAATGTAGGCTTTCTTAGTTTTCTTGTTGGTTATTCGATAGACAAATCCAAAGCTGTTCTTCTTGTCAAAATCTTTGTGATACTCCCAATGTGTCACCAGTTGGTTACTTCCTCCACATCAGGTTCTTTAGCCACGTTGGTAAGATACCTGCGACCATGTGCATACTTGAACACACGAATACCTTTACCTTGGTTAGCATCAGCCCAACAGTCTCTCTTATACCCACAATAAACACAACTAACAGGAAGCTTACGGTTGCCAGACTTACCATCAGGTATATCGGAATAGCACCTATCAGGCAGAGTGTTCTGTGAAACCAATCCTTTAAGGTGAGAGATTCGCTGCTTCGCATTGATCATATCCATATGATGTAATTTGGTAAGGCATATCTCTCCTGTTGATTTGTTGATAGCAAGGAAGGCTGCTTCATTAATACCATTGGCTTCTGCATAGGCAGATATCTGTGCAACATAACCAAAGGGATCGTCCTCTGCTAATTTATTATGTTTAAACTTGTCGAATCCAACACCACTAGCAGACTTACAATCCACAACGACGCCATCAATAATACAATCCTGATGTCCGGTAACACCTTCTACCTCCACTTCTTTTTGTTGATCTGTTACTTCATGTCCTGAGATTGTAGAACATAAAAGCAAAAGCTCTTCAAGAATATAACCATATAAAAACTTGATGCGTGTAGCTGGTGTTAGATCAGCCTGATCAAGTGGCTTGTTGACATCGTACCAGATACGACGGTCTGGCTTGCCAATGGCAGAGAGCCTAAGATTGCCACGATCTTTGGGTGTGTCATATAAGAAATCTTTAATGTGAACCTTTAGCATTTCACCAAAGGTATCTATGTGTTTATCTACTTCACTCTCGTCCATGTCTATGGGATCAAGTGTGAATAGACTGTATATGTCTTCAACGAGGGTATCTATTGTTTTCATAATAAAAAGAGGGAGAGAGTAAGGACCAGAAACTCTCTCCCCCCCTTCCTTTCTATGCTAGTTAAAAGGGAACAGCCTCAGAGTTCTGGACGTAACCGCCATCGACAGGAGCAAAATCCTCTCGGCTGTCGCTGTATTCAATAAAGTCTACGATCTGAACTGCTGCAAGGTCAGCAGAGATACCAGACTTACCAGCATAGCTCCATTCGTAAGGAATAGCCTTTACATTTACTTTACTACCGTTGGCTACCAGCTTACCATTCCACAGATTATTCTGTGAGTCTTTTACAATAGGTGCTGCACGTTGTGTACCATCCTTACGCAATACCTTACGCTTGATGGTTACAAAGTCACCACGATCATCACCCTTGTTGGCGATGGGCAGACCTGCGCTTTCAATGACTGAGCGATTGTCATCGTCCACCTCTACCTGAATGCTCCACACCGGATCGAACTTGGTGTTCGGCTCAGTGATAGAGGCATAGTGGCACTTACCAGTAATGTAAATAGGATCGTTCATTTCTTTCTCCTTTTAAATACCGCACCATTGCGGCCATGAGTGGGGATCATTCCCCGATGCTGTCTACTACAAAACAACAGCATATATTATACCACACGAATCTGTGGAAGTCAATAGCTTTAGTGTGTTTCTGCCCAATTATTTCCAACTTTATAATCAGAATCTAAATCACATCTGAAGTTGAATACTTTCTGCGTCTGATACATAGCCTCCTTAGTTATCTTAGTGAACCTGTTTATGTCTGGCCTTGCCACTTCAAACTGGTACTCATCGTGTACAGAAGCTACCAGCTTGGCGTCTAGGCCAGACTTTCTTACCCGTTTGTCTATCTCTACAAGCCACTGCTTACAGACAATGGCACCGGCACCCTGAAGCAATGTGTTAAGTGCTGCATGTTCTGATCTAATCATAAGACGCCTACCATCAAGGCCGGGAATACTTCCCTGCTGTGCTGCTTCTTGTATATTAGATCGCAGTGTGCGTAGTGCTGGCATGTTAGCAAGGAACTTGGATATCAGCTTCTGTCCCTTGCCGGGGCCACCGCCCACTATCTTACCAATCTTTGCTGGACCTGCACCGTAGAGAAAAGCATATATAAAAGTCTTTGCCTGATCTCTATTAGAAAGACCTGCTGCACGTTGGTTAGCCGTGTGAACGTCACCTGTAAGAACCTCGTTAGTAAAGTCAGCATTCTTCATGTAATGTGCAAGACATCTAAGCTCAAGTCCGCTGGCATCTGTACCAACAAGCTGATGGGTATCAGGATTAGAGATAGTCCATAGCTCACGACACTCCTGCCCATACGGACTATATACAGCGGGAACCTGTGCCATGTTGGGGCTGTGGTGTGCCATACGTCCTGTAATGGTCTTGAGAGTTAGCACCCTTCCACGAACACGCATGTCCTCACCACACTCTTTGATCCAAGCTTTGAGAAGTCCAGTTCTTTTCTGTAGCAGAAAATACCTGCTAAACATCTGGGCTTCTGGCATATCAATTTTAGAGAGGACATCTTCATTGACAATGACATTGCCTTTATCTGTTAGTTTGTCTGGCTCCCAACCACGCTGGATCAGACGGTCAGCTATCTGCTTTCGGCTGGCAATATTAAATGGTATCTCTTTAGTCTTTGTCTTTAACTCTACAATCGTAGGCTCAAACTCTTCCTCTGCATTACGCTCCAATTCATGTTGCTCGTCCTCAAGTTTGGCAAGTAGTAGCTGTGCTTTCATAAGATCAAAAGCAAAGCCATTATTCTGCTGCCTGTCAACTATGATACGAACGTCACGCTCAAGATCATAACATTGATTAGAAAACTTTTTCTTTTCTTGTTCTAAGTTATGTGCAAGCTTGCGTGTCAACTCTACATCACGCTGACAATATTCCAACATCAAAGGAGAGAACTCACTGAAGTCATGGAAGTCAAGCTTCGCAAAGCCAAGCCTTTCGCCCCACGACTCCAGTGAGTGACCACCCTCTCGCACCGGATTAAATAGCTGCGACTCAAGCAGCGTGTCCCTAACTTGCAGTGGTGTGATAGACGAGCCAGTGAATTTGTTTAGCAGTGGTGCATCAAAGCTAATACCATTGTGCATAATAAACTGGTCAATCTTCTTAGACCACTCGGCAAACTCTTTACACTCATCACCTATCCATTTACGTATCTCGCCTGTCTCATAATGTTGTGCTACTATGCAGTGTATTTTCTTTGCATTAATAGCATCAGTCTCTATGTCCACCACTGCTTTCATTGTTCATATCCACTAGGTATGCATCTGACATTGGAATGTGAAAGAATTGTTCGCCCTTTCTAATGTTACGGTTGGATGCTTCTTTAACTTCTGAGTTCAGCACAGTGTCACCATCAATGAACCATGCCTGTGTGCAATCGTTACGGAAGACCACAAATGTGAGGAGGTCATTATCGCATTCTTTCTTCCATTTGTCAAGTAATCTTTTCTT